CACCATCAAAGTAGGGTTAGCAGATGTCCACTGAGCAGCAGTGCCATTACGGGTTTGAATTTGAACCGCCATTAGGGTGCTCCTCCGTCGATAGCCTGTGCGCCGCCATAGTTAGTTGAAGGGACGCCGCCATCTAAGTTTGGTGAATTGGCTAACGCTGCTTCAGCAGGGAGAGTTACGAATACGTTTTGGGTTCCAGAGCTAAAATTTATTCTGCTTGTGTTTCCAGCAGAATTTGACAGGACTGTATCCCTTGACAGCGTTGTACCAGAAGATGTGTAAGTTCCAATTCCAACTTCCCAGTTAGAACCAGATTGATCAGCTATCGTGTAATAAGTGCTATTACCGTTACCAATGACTGCAAAGTCTTGGAATCCAGTTACCGCCGCGCCCAGGGTTATAGTTGTAGCCGACCCCGGCGCAGATACAGTAACTTGTACACGATCAGCAAGCACGAAAGCCACTGGCTACTCCTTCTCATTTAAGCAATGCGAATAATCGCGGTCGAAGCAGCAGGAGAGGGGAACTGAATCTGGAAGTCGCCTGAGCTAACCGATTGATCACCGCCAAAACTCAAAACCGCACATGCTGGGTTTCCAGAAGCCGTATCGTTATAAATGATGCCACCACAGGTTGTAAAGGTTGCTGATGACCATGTGGTGTTATCAAAATCGCAAACGGCTGTAGTGCCATCCGCCACGGGCGTTACCGAGGTCAACGTATTACCTCCGGTAGTATAGCCACTCCCGTTGGGCACCTCATCCGAGTTGCTAACCAGGGTGTCATAGCTCGTGGTTGCAGCCCCGTAAGTGCCTGATCCAGCAGCCGTTGCCTTCATCAAAGCAAGCTTAAACGTGTTGCCTGTAGAGGCCGTGAAGTTGTGGACCGCTTTAAGGATCTCAACTTTGAACGAAGTCGGCATTGCAGTTGTTACAGAAATAGGCATTTCAATTCTCCAAAAGCTTAATCAATTCAGGATGCCCTGCGTCCCGAAAACGGTTCATAAGTGTCGTATTGTGTGAGGCGACCGCTTGACGCATGTAGCGAACAAGCACTTCCCGTATCTGAGCCTTAAACGCCTCTGCCTGATCGCGAATAACGGGGTGGGAGCTTGAGCCTACGTAGACGATCTTCTCAAGCGCCATCTCAGCTACTTCTTCAGGCGAAAAGCCACGCCCAGAAACATGACTGACTTTAAATTCACCAAGTAACGCACCGCCAGCAGATCCAATCATGGCCCAGGGCTCTCCGATTTAATGGGTAGACGAATCATGCCATCTCTGTACTCATCACGTCTACGGCGTCCCTGCTGCTCGATGCCAAGACCCTGAATAGCTTGCTGATAACTCTGGTTAAAGTAACTCAACATGTCAGGCGGACCCTTGGTGTAGCTGTAGGCCTGGATCAAACAGGCATACAAAAGGGCTTCGGGCGCGTTCAGACTTATCCAGGTTGTCGTGTTTGTGCTGGAGAGCTGTGCAGGACGATAAATGTAGCCCAACTCAACCGTGAAGTCTGCATTGGGTGTCGGAGCGACATAGAAGGTGTTTTGATCCCATACCGAGTAGTACTTTGGGACCCCCGTATCACTGCCATCGGGCCAATACTCTTTCATGAAGGACGTGTCCCTGAAGTCAAGGAAAACCTGATCACCTGTGGACGGGACCGTAATCATCATGTACCGATGCGTCAAGATATCCGGTGGCGCAGTCAAGAACTTATTGCCTGAAGTCATCGACGCTGTGGACTCTTTCTTGAAGTAATCCAAGTCAATGTCCCGCAGCATGCGGTTCTCGGCCATTGTGATGAACGTGTTGATCACCGAGGCTGTGAACACATTGCTGTTCACCTCGGTGTAGTTCCTAATGTTGGTGACGAGTTCGTCGTAAGTCATGATCAGGTAATCACAATGGTGACGTTGCCAACAAACCCGTATCCAGTGACAAAGGTCTGGGGTGGGTAGGGCTGCATGTCTGTGCGATTAACCGTACTGAACCCAGAACCAATGCTTTGGAACGGCGCGCTAAAACCAGGGGTTCCAAGGTAGATTGTAACCGGCTCAATGCGATCAACGCGAGGATCTTTAAGCGCAATCGCATCGCCCCGGTACTTAAGCGGATAGAGTTGCGGCTCTTTAGGCTCGTAATCATCAGGACAGACCATGAACCCGCGCCAGTTCTTGCGCAGGGTGTTGTAGGAGTACCGCTGCCCGCAGTAATCACACAGGCCGAAGGAGAATTTGCCTGTTGCAAAGGCCATGGCCTACTGCCCGAAGTCGGGGATAAAGAGTGCGCTTGCTGTGTCACGATCTTCTGCCGCTGCGCGCGCGAAGTCTTCTTCGTAGATCTGCTTCAGCATGACCGTCCGTTCAGGCGCATATTTCAATGAAATCTGATAGGCAAGCCCAGAAGCAAGGCAAGGCAGAAAACGGAAGTTGACGTCTGCGGTATTGGTGTAGATACCCGCATCCTGGATCCGGCGAATGCGGTAGTAGACCAGCGTGTAAGCAAGGTTGGGCGATGGGTACAAAAAGACCTTAAACGTGTTAGCCCGTTGTACGTACAACTGTGCAGGTTGGGCCTGTACTGTTTTGTCAGGCAGGTCTAAGTACTCCTCGCGACTGATCCGATCAAGCGTGATGTCCTGCTGCGGGCTGACTCCAGGCAAACGAATGACCGCCGAAAGCACGTTGACCGTGTCAGGGCTCAAGGTGATTTCGTATCCCCCAGGAGACAAGGTATAAGACGCTTGCTCAATGGTCCAGAGATTCAGACCACGATTGGCCCAGTCCAAAAAGAGTAGGTTTAACGACCGTCGCGCAGACGACAATTGATATCCCGCTGTGGGACGCATGCCGCAGCGCTCAAAAGCCTCTTCGATTAAGTCATCAATCGAGAGGTTAAAGTCGGTCGTTCCTGAAGTTGCCATTTACGCGCAGCTAGAGCCGCCCATTTTCATTTTCTTAACACCCTTCATAGCCATACGCTTGTGCTGATTCACAGCACCACCGTTAGCCATTAATACAGGGCCCGTTTTGTCGCTGGTTTTACTCAGCATCTTGTTGCGCGGTCCTGAAGTGACCGCACCGCCGCCACGCGTTGCCGCGCCCATGCCACGTCCAGCCATGATTATTTCCCCTTTTTGGCCATTTTCATGGCTTTGCCGCCTTTCTTCATGCCCATGGGCATGGGAGGCATCTTGGGCATAGCACGGCCCATGGCGTCTTTGGTCTTGCGCCTTACTGCACGGCCCATTTTATCGGCCATGCCGCCTTTTTCGTAGCCCTTCATCATGATCAATACTCCTTTATCTAAATTGCGCGGTTTTGGCCGCGATGGCTTTGGGTTGCTTCACAAACTGCTTTCCTGCCTTTTTACCTGCGCGCTTTGCTCGGGTCGTTGCTGCATATTCAGCCGGAGTCAAAGCTTTAATCGCCGCTTCAGGAAGATAGCGCTCGCCCGTCTTGCTTGAGGGCTTGCCACTCTTAGTGCGCCATTTCTGGTCACCCCAATCCTTCAATGACTGCTGTGGCGCTTTCAATCTTTGTAGCCTCCACCAGCTTGCTTGTACTTTTTAGCTACTAACTGAGCCTTCCTCGCGGACCATTTTCCAGCCCCAGTCCCATGCGTGGCAGCAGCCTTGACCTGGGCAACAATCTTCTTACGAAGCCCAGGTTTGGTGTAGTTTCCTGCTGCATTGACCCCGGACTTAGTGGCCATCTTCACTGTCCTTTTTTCGCGAGGGCATCAATTTTTGACTCAAGTCTTTCAAAGCCTGTGTCAAACCGTTCCATAATCTTTTCAAGGTCTGCACGAACCTCTGCACGAGTGATGTGATCACGGGCAATTTCCTCCCGAGTTCTATTGAGCAGAATCTGAATGCGCTTCTGCTCGTCGTGATTCATCTTAATCATAAACATGACCAAGGCAACGAAAAACGACGTTACTAAATTCCAAACAATGACTCCGGTATCCATTTAACACTTCCATCTGCGTCGAGCCTGCCGTATACGGCTGTTTGGGTCTTTGGCTGCTTCAGGAAACTGCTTCATCTGGCCCGCTGAACGAGCACAAAATGACTTCCTTCGCGCAGCATCTTTAGGCCCCGGATTGTCCGAGGTCACCGCTGTTTTGAGCTTGCTGCCAGGGTTGGCACGACGATAGGCTTCAACGCCTTTTTGCGTCATGCCTGCGCCTTGCTTAGTCGGTCGGAAATTACCGCTCTTGACCGACGTCGCAATGCCCATGCCCTTGGACTTGGCCATTACTGCGCTGCCCCGCCATAAAAGAGCAACGTCACGCTGGTGACATTGACATCGTTGACGTCAATAAACACACCATCATCAAACAGAATGCCCATGTCAGGGATGATGAGGTCACTGGCCCCTGCCGAAGCAGGTGTGTTGATGGTCAATAATGCGGTTCCAGCCGAGGTGCTGCCGTTTTTCAATGCAAACGACGATCCCGTGGCCGTATTGGTGAAATACACCCCAATCACCCGCGTGCGCCCAGCAATTGCGTGGGCATCGGCAGTCTTGGTGACTGCCTGGATATTACTGGCGCTCATTGCGACTCTCCGTTAGGTGGATCCTCTGGAAGATCCAAACGAGCAATTAAGCCTTTCATGACATCGATTGCAGCTTGGCAAGCAACGGCTACCTCATGGGCATGTGCCCGTTGCTTTTCCATGTTTTCCATCTCTGCCTCAAGAAATTCACGCGTAATCTTCATTAGGCAACCGTGCTACACATGATGTAGTACGTCGTGCCGTTATCACTGATCACGGGAATCGTATGGGTAACGCTGGGAGAACCCACCGCTGCACGGAATACGCCAGCAACAGCAGGAGCGGGTACGCGAAGCAGCGCCCCAACCGTGCCTGTACCACTGTTGGTACAACGCAGATAAGTAGCCCCGGACCAAGAGCCACCAGAAGCAAAGTCAGAATCAAGCTGGATGGCAGAGATTGTGCCGCCAGGGGCTGTTGATGTACCACCTAGTGTCACGCGAAGCGCGTTACCTGCGCCAGAAATGGTGCCTGAGCCGTTAATTGACAGGGAAATGTGTGCGCCGTTTACTGTACCACCAGTGGCAGCATTGGCTCCCGTCACACGAGTCAGGAATCGAGCGGTTTCGCCAGATCCCGTGGAGGTAAACGTCAGACGGCTGTAGTTCAAACGCACATCGCCTGTGGTGTTGGACGCGGTAACGTAAGAAGAAGAGACGTTGGATGCGGTAGTTACAGCGATTTCAGAAGTTGCTGTACCGGAGATAAAGCCATTGTCCGATGCCACTGGCCCGGAGAAGGTTGTACGTGCCATGTAATCCTCACATGCGATATCGGCGCATCAGTCTGCATGTCGTCAGCCGGGACTGTCTGATGTGCCGGAGCTAACCCCGGAATACAAGCACTATAGCCGATAAAAACCAAAATAAAAAGGGGCCCGAAGGCCCCTTCTTTGCACAAGCCTAAATTAGGCTGCGCCGGGAGATCCGAAGAGACCACGTGGATCGCTGAACCCGAAGGAATAGCGCTCACGAGCCTTATAGCGGACGTTTCCGGTATCGAAGTCGCCTTCAAAACCAGTGCGCATGGCTACACGCTCAAACATCTTCATGCCGTTAGGTGCATCCGTCTTGATGAAGTATGCATCCGGGTCGGTCAGGAAGTGGTTGACCACGTAACCCTGCGGAATCATGCCCATGTTTTTGATGGCATTGATGTCGTTGTCTGCTGTTCCAACACGCAGCGTGGACTTCATGATGCGATCAGCGGTAAACATGAGCTCTTTCGGGATGATCAACTTCAGACCCTGAACAGCGATCTTCAGGCCACGTTCATCGGTGAACGCTGCGATGTCGATCAAGGACTGCTCAAGCGAAGTTTCCGAAAGGTCAGCAGGGGTAGCCAGCTCGTTAGCAAGATCAGGACCGCCAAGGGTCGGGTGATCAAGCGCGCACAAGGGCTTGCCGTCGCCACCAAGCGAGGTGGTGAAAGCGCCGTTGAGCACCGCAGCAGCTTTGATCTGCTTGGTTTGCGCCATGGAACGAGCCAAAGCCTTGGTATAACGCGCTGCAAGACGGTCGTAGAGGTTGTCCTCGACGGCTTCTTCGGTCAGCGAGAATGCCAAAGCAATGGTTTCATGGGTGTAGCGAGCGGTGTAAACCTCTTGCGCGTTGTCGTATGCGACACCAGCGCCTTCAGTCTTGACCGGAGCCTCACCAAACCCGGATTCCATGACTTCCTCTTCAAACGCACGATCAGAAGACTCGACAGAATAGATCTGCAAGTGTTCGTTTTCGTAGTTCTTATACTCCAGGCCAAAAAGAGCATTGAGTCCAGGCTCAAGTTCTTTAACCAGTTGGGCACGTGAAATTGCCATGATTCAGCTCCTTAAACGCCTGCCACGCCGCCACTGCTGTAGCTGTGGTTGTTAATCTTCACAACGAGTTGGGCGTATTCGCCAAACTCATTGCCCGGATCGGCATACAAGCCAATGATTTTCAGCGTAAGACCTGCTGTGTTGGCAGGAGCGCCGCTGGTCGTCATGGCTGATTGGCCTGTGGTCGTGCTACCTGATCCATAAGCCACATACACGTTCTTGCCAATGTCGGTCTGGGCAATCGCGGTGTTGTCAGCTTGAATCAAGAACAACTGGCTTGGGTCATCAACAATATCAGCCTGAATGTCAGCGGTAAACGCAGCATTAGCGATGAACTTGTTGGACCAAGTTGGTTTGCCGGTTACGGGGTCATTGTAATAGCACCCATTAAACACGCCAACCGAGGATTGGGTGTTTGCGCTGACGCGCTCGATGTAACCAGCTACGATTCGGACTAGGTCACCTTGAAAAATATTGGTGCCGTAGTCCTCTTTGATCAGGTAACCGTACTGCTTTTGCGCCCCTGTTGCGGACAGGTTTCCGAGTGGACGCATTCCAAAAGGCTTATTGGTATTAGCCATTTGTCGTTCCTTTCAAAAGAGTTAAGTTTCAGCCGAAGGTCGGCTGCCAAACGTCGTGCGAGAGCGGCGTTCAGGAGCGTTGATACGCATTGAATCATGCGCGTTGGATTTCAACAGCTCGTTGTCGATCGCTCTTTGTTGATCGCGTGCTCGGTTCAGGTAATACGCGTTGCGTTCCTGAGCGGTTTCCTCGGGGATACGGGCAAGGACTAAAGCGCCTACGCCAATCACACCAGCATGTCTGCCGTCTTCAATCGATGCAGAGGTGAAGTCAGGATGCTCGTCAGCCCGCACGAGTTCATAGCCCTCGCGCAGCTTTGCTGTGACATTCATCCGATCATCAAATCCCATCGTCTCGCGACGAATCCAGCGGTGCTTGTATCCATCCGGTGCCGGAGGAGCGTCTAATTTAGAAGGAGGTGCCCAGGGCTTACGGCGCGCAGTCTTCTCACGAGTCACTGCTGCTCGTGATTCACGGCGTAGTTTCGGCAACGCGGTTGCAGAAACATCTTGTGTTTGCTCGTCCATGGTTTATTCCTTCACGTACTTTGCGTATTCCTCTAACGGAACACCTAGTCTTTTGGCAATTGCGACCTGACTCGGGGTCAGTTTCACAGTGCGGCGTGCGCTTTGGTTCACACCCGAAGAGCGTGACGCAGGAGCAACCGTTTGCACGGGACGGTTGGCTGAACGGTTCATACTATCAGAACGAAACTTATGTGGGAAGGCGTCTTTGATGCGTCGATCCAACTCTTCGTAGTAATCGTCGCCTCGCGGATCAAAACCTTCTTGCGATACCAGCTGAATATGGATGCCTCGGACCGCTGCCGTCATTGCAACGTCCTTGCCAAACCACTCATTCTTCTCGGCCCATTCTTCAGCGCGCGGATCAGGCTGCGGCTGCTGCGGACGAGCCGCTTGTTGTTGCTGATAGGCCTGCTGTTGTTGAGCCTGGGCTGTGCGTTGCTGTTCATACGCCTCACGCTGTGCGGCTTCTTCTTGCAAACGGCGTTGGTCAACGAGGATAGCGGTCAAACGCTCATGGGCTTCCGTTTCGGTGTCAATGTCACCTTCCTCACGGGCCTTTTTCATAATCTGCTTAAGCGCCAGGACCTGTGTCTCGATGCGACCCTTTGCCTCGCCCATGCGCTGCGTGTCCGCGTGCGCGTAACGCTGCTCGGCATCCTTGATGCGGGCTTGCATCTCTTGCGCCACGCGAATTGCCTCTTGCTCACGGCGCTCGGTTTCGCGCAGACGTGCGGTCAGCTTATCAATGCGCTTTTGAACCTTATCGCTGTACTGATCAAGGTCATCGCTTGTGGTTTGTTGTTGCCTGGGTGTTTCAACCGCAGGCGGTTCAGGCTTTTCAAGCTGCTCTGCGGTGCCGTCTTCATTGATGGCAACGGTAGCAGGCTCTTCGTCTTCGCCTAGCTTAAATTCCAGTTGTTCATTGGCCATGGGTTGTTCCTTACATGTGGACGATATCTTGCGGGTCATTGATCACGCCGAGCACTTCATCATCGTTGATGAAGCGAATCTCGCCGCCGTCAATCGGGATGCGCGCACCTGCGTAACGACCAAAGATGATCCAATCACCTTCCTTGCACCACGCACCGTCAGGGAACTTCTCCTGATCGTAGTAGGCAAGCGGCCCTAAATGCAGCACGTAGCCCACGGTGGTAGCCACCTGGGTGCGCTTTTGGGTTTCCTCAGACAAGGCAATGCCGCCTTTGGTCTTCTGTGCGCCGCGATAAGGCAGGATAGCAATGCGCCATCCGGTTGGTCGTGGCAAACGACTCAGGACGCTGCCTTCAATCAACTGCGGATCAAAGTTGCCTTCCTTGTCATACGCATCGTCCAACGCGGGCTTGCGCTGGGCTTCCTGCTCCTGCCACTTCTGTTCAAGTGCCGTCAATGCCATCAGAGATTCTCCTCTCGCTCGTTTAAAAGATCTTTGACCGTGACCTCAACAAGCTTGAGTGCCTCTAAGCGACCCATCAGAAAACGATATCGTTCCATATCAGGAACCGATCCGTTAAGCACGAGTCCTTCCGTGCTCTCACGTAGTGTTCTAATTTCTCTCAGTATGCGTTCGACTAAGTCAAGCATGGTCACAGCCCATGAAAAAGCAGGTGGTTTTGCCCCCACCAGAAGGGCTCGGAATTAGCAAATGCGGGTTTGCTTTGTCCGCATGACCTTGCCCTGGCCACGGCTGGTCACAAGACCGCCCTTAGCCATTGTTTTGACGGTTGCCATGTCTGGTGGCGAAGGAGGAGGGCCTT